AGTTTGTTGATGCGCGCCTTTGAAAACATTCTAAGAATGCCCAATTTGCCTTTCAGAATTCGAACTATCAGAAAGCCAAGATACAGTGTATACTATGGCAGTGCAATGCTGCATTCAATCATGGCCAGAAAACAGTTCTTTATTCATCCAAAGTGTAACCGCACTATTCAATCCATTCAACGATGGACAATGAAGAAGAACCAGTCTGCAAGGTCGCGTGATGAGTGGGGACATTGCGTTGATGCTTTGCGATATTGCGTTACTCCAGTTATAGAAAATACAAGATTCACCAACATACCAAGCCATTTGAGGTTCTAACATGTACAATGAAAAACCCATGAAACCACTAGCACCCAATCCAGGAGAACAAGCACGCTGGGACCATACAGGTCTAAGACGCAGAATGATTCTTGGTGCTTGGGAAGAAGATTTGGAAGAAGAGTTGGCAAGACATCTTCCAGCAGACAGAAGAGAAGCATGGGGACCAAGTGACATGAGTTCAAACCCATTTGAACAAATCACAAGACAACTGAGTGTGTTGTACCATGAGAACCCAGCAATCACAAACATGAATGGTGACATTGATGCAATGGTTGGTCGTGAAGGGCTGGTCACAAAAGCAGGTCTTTGGCAGCTGATGCAAAGAGCGCAGCAGATGGTCATTGGATTGCGTGAATCCATCATTCGAATTGATGTGAATCCACACACAGAAAACAGTCCAGCACGAGTGCCGGGAATACAATACAGATTGGTTACTCCAGATTTGGTCTTTTGTGAAGCGCATCCAGACCAACCAGATGTTCCAGTATACTATCAAGAATACAGATTGCGCAAGACATCCACTGGATATCATTGGGTTGCAGATGTGATGGATATCAGAGATATGAATAACCCAATATTTGGAATGTTTGAAATCAATCAAGATGGTGCACTTGGTGCAGATGTATCTGAAATGTATATGGGACATCCAACACACATCGGTGCTGAATACCCATACAGAGATAGTAACAATCAACCATTCATTCCAGTTGTCATGTACCATGCAGAAAAGACTGGTTATTTGTGGGACCCGTATTGTGGTTCACAAATGGTCTATGGTTCATTGACTTCTGCAGTGCTGTATTCTTTTTGGACTCATTTGGTAAAGTCAGCCAGTTGGTCACAGAAATATGTGGCTGGTCTAACGGTGGCCGGACTCAGTCAAGTTGATCAGAACAATGTTGCAAGGCGCGCTTCCATATCAACTGACCCTTCCAGCATACTTGTCTTCACTCAAGACCCAGATGCACAAGGTCAACCAATGGTTGGTTCATTTGGGATTGCAACAGACCCACATGATTTGCTGGCATCTATTGCAAAATATGAAATGCGTGTTGCAATGGCAGCTGGTCTTTCTCCTGCAGAAGTCAGCAGAACCAATGGTGACCCAATGAGCGGATACGCTTTGTCAGTTTCTAAAGCTGGCCAACGCGAAGCACAGAAGAAGTTTGCACCAGTTTTCAGAATGGCAGATGAAGAACTGTTGGCCAAGACTGCTATGTTGGCCAATCGTTTTCTTGGCACAAGTCTTCCGGAGGATGGCTATCGTGTTTCATACCACAGCATGCCATTGACACCAACTGAGATGCAAGCACAACGAGAAGACATCATTGCCAAAATGCAGGCTGGTTTGATTTCACCAGTTACAGCAGTCATGATGATGTATGATGATATGGATGCAAAAGAAGCCAGGGAATACTTGTTGCAGATTCGCAGAGAGAGAGCGGAATTCTTATGATGAAACCAATGATTTGCCAGCAATGCAGAGAGGAAATGAACCCACTGCATGCAAAAGTGGAATGGATGTCAAACAAGTTGTTTCTGTCATTGATGGAAACAATCAGACTGGTTCACCCACATTGTCAATACCAGTTCACCCATCCCAAGACAATGGACATGTTGGACTTGCATGACCATTGGCTTCCATTCTGGAGTCTGTCAGAGTTCATGGAAATACCATATGAGCATGATTGGGACAACAAAGAAATTGCATTTGCAATATTTAAAGACTTTATAAACCATCAACAATTGAGAAGTAAAGAGGTACAAAACAATGAAGACAATCAATCATGAAGGCCAAGACTATGTTCTGAAATCAGACATTGAGAACGCATTCAAAGACAGAATACAGAAACTGTCTGCGCGTGCAATCACTGCTGAAGAACAAGCAAAAGCATTTCAAGACCAATTGGACAATCAAAGTGGAGAACTGGAAAAGATAACCAAGTTGTCTTCACGTGTTCAAGAACTGGAAGGAGAACTGGACAATGCGAACAACCGGTATTCCAGACATACTGCAATGGCTGATTTGGGCATTATTGATTCAGAGGTTCGCGAACTGGTGGAATGGCAATATGAGAAGGCCACCAAAGGAGATGCCAAAGCACCTGGATTGAATGAATGGTTGGCTGCCATGAAAGAAGACCCAACCAAAGCACCAATAACATTGAGACACCATCTCACTGCAAAAGAACCAAGTGCAGCTGCAGAAGCAGTGACCGAACAAGTGACAGAACAAGTTCAACCAGACCAACCAGTTCTGATTGCACCCAAAACAAACACTGGTGCAACAGTCGCACCTGTTCAATCCAGTGACATGTTGAAACGTGGACTGGATGACTTTGACTTTTACAAGGCCAATCGTGAAGCAATCCGCAAGGCCTATAGAGGTAAGAAGTGAGCCAAGACTTTTCAAGAATCAACATATACCCAATCATCAAGAACTTCAGTGCAGTGCAAACATGGACTGAAGTTGATTTGCCCAGCAAAGGCCGACTGGTCACAGTTGGAAGTGAATTAGCAGACATCTATGTTTCTTTGGAAGCAACAGAAGGAGGTTCAACCAGTGGAGTGAACAAGCTGTTCATCAAATCTGGTGGATACATGATGGTTGACATGGGAAGGGGTACAAACAATCTTTCCAGCATCCAAATTGCAACGAAGACTTTGGCCAGTGCTGAAGTCACTGTCATTATTGAGGAAAAATGACATAAAATAAATAAATGAGGTACAACCATGGCACAATCAGTATTCTTTCCATCGAGACCGGTGGAATATACATTCTCGAACTCAACCCAAGTCACTGTGAATCACAATCTTGGCTATTATCCAACTGTCCAAGTTTTGCTGAATGATGGAACAGTTGTCTATGCAGATGTCCAACACACATCAACAAACAGTCTTGTGGTGACTTTCGTAAATGCAAAGACTGGTTCAGTGATTATCAGATAAGATACCCACAGTCCATCCTGGACAAACAAACACAAACATTCCACCCAGGTGAAATACCATGCAATTTCTTGCACCCACAAATGTATTTGAAGGCGTTGTTCAACTTAACCAAGCTCCTTCTGCAGACAATCATGCTGTTACCAAATCATATCTTGAAGCCAACAGTGTTGTTGGAATCGCTTCTGATTCTGCCAACTATGCTGAACTAGTAACTGAAGGCGGAGACTTAAAACTAAAGCTTAAGCCTTTGACAATCACTGATGTATCTGTTGACACATCTGCTGCTTCTTTGTCTGCTTGGGTTACTGCAAACTATTCAAATGGCGATGAAAAGCAAGAAGGCGATATAATCGTTTTGACTGCTGTAAGTGGTCGCGCAGAAACTTGGATTCACAACGGTGGGAGTGCTGGAACTACTGCTGACTGGGCTGAAATTGAAGGTGCTGATGTCACTGATGCTGAAGTGCGCGGTGCTTTGTCTGCTTCTGCTGGTATTGATTTCAACAGTGCAACTGGTGAGTTCACTGCAGACCAAGGTGAAATCCGCGGTTTCTTTGCTGCTGGTTCTGGCCTTGCATACGATGCTTCCAACGGAACATACTCTTTGAATGTTGATACTGATGGAATCAGTGAAGGTGCATCTAACTTGTACTTCACAGATGCTCGTGCTCGTTTGGCAATGAGTGTTTCAGGTGATGGAATCTCATACAACAGTGCAACTGGTGTAATCACTTTGGCTGCTGATACTGATGATGTCAGTGAAGGTTCAAACTTGTACTTCACAGATGCTCGTGCTCGTGGTGCTGTTTCTTTGGGTGCTGTTACAAGTCCTGATGTTCAGTTGCTTCAGTACAACAGTGCAAATGGTGAATTGAAAGTTCAGTTGTCAGACATCTTTGCTGAGTTTTCTGCTGGAACTGGCCTTTCTTGGGATGGCGGTGGTCAATTCTCATTGAATGCTGATACATCAATGGTTTCTGAGAATGGAAACTTGTACTTCACTGATGCTCGTGCTCGTGGTGCCATCTCTGTCAATACTGATGGACTTGCATACAACAGTTTGACTGGTCAGATTGCTTTGGATGCAGACACTGATGACATCGCTGAAGGTTCAAACTTGTTCTTCACTGATGCTCGTGCTCGTGCAGCTGTTCAAGCAGACCCAGCCGCTGGAAACTTGGTGCAGTACAACAATGCAACTGGTGACATCCTTGTTCCTTTGTCTAGCTTCCGCAAGACCTTTGCACCTCAGAACTTGACTGCAAACACATTTGCAACATTGAACCACCAACTTGGTGAAAAGATTGTTCATGTTTCTTGCTACGATAGCAGTGGAAACAAGATTCAATGTGAAGTTCAGTTGGTTGATGCTAACAATGTCAAAGTCAAATCAGTCATCAATGTGACTGGTGCTGAAATTGTAGTTTCAATGTAATCCGCATTTCCCCACAAAAAAAAGGGTCGTACCTCCTCTTTTTCCCCGCTGTTCCTCAGTGGGGTTTTTTGTTACTTGCCAAAGCCGCTTATATCATATAAAATACAGTACACACTTTGAAGTGGAAGGGTCGCACCCGAAACAGCAGAAAGTCCACACAAAACCACCCCACAAACTTTTAACTTCCTATTCAGGTGTTTATCATGCCAATTACACAATACGGGTTGTCTACCCCTAACGAAGACTTACGAATGCAAAAGATGATTTCTCAGGAAAACCGACTTTTGTTAACTGACTCAACCAACCTCAGAAACACACCATTTGTTGACTTTGTCGGCAGTATCAATGGAATGGGTTCTGATACTATCCGCGTGCGTAAAGCAGGACTTGATGGCTATGATGCTTTCACTGCCTTCACTGGTGCAACTGAAGATTCTGCAGTAAATGCAAGCGCATTGACAGATGGCCATGTTGATGTGGTTTGCAAAAGAAATTCTTTAGCGTACGAAATCACAGACTTGGCTAGTATGACTGGTTTGAATGCTGGTGATATTGACCCATTCCGCATTGCTGAAAGTATTGCAAACTCTTATGAAGCATTATTTGCAAACATCACTGGTGCAGCTGTTGCTGGTTTCACAACCACCAAAGGTTCAACTGGTGCTGATTTGACAATTGCTGTTTTCTTGTCTGCAATCCAACACTTGGAAAAAGCTGACTCTGGAAAGGGTGCTCCTGGACCATACGTTGCTTTGTTGCATCCAAAACAATGGGCTGACCTGCAAGACAACATTCTTGCTCAGACCACTGGAATCTTGCAATTTGTTGCTGCATCTTATGAAGCCATAAGTGCAAAAGGTTCACACTACAAAGGTAACTTCATGGGTGTTGAAATCTACACTTCTTCATACATCACTGATGATGCTACTGACCATGCTGGTGCTATCTTTGCACCTGGTGCTTTAGGATTCGCTACTGGGATGCCTAGTCCTGTTGGTGCAAATGAAGCCATGGAAATGGGTGAAGTTTCTATAGAAATGGACCGCGACAGTGTAAAGGCCATTACTTCTGTGGTCGGGCATGCTTACTTGGGAATGTCAATCATTGATGATTTCCGCGGTGTTACTCTTATTTCAGCAGTATAATCTGCACAAACTTGGGTGGTGGTCTTCCATGGCTGCCACCCTTTTTCCAATGAGGTACAAACATGGAAATCAAACCACAACAATGGCAACCAATGACCCAGCAGACAACAAATGTGTTGCCTGCACGACCAAACCACCCTTTCTATTACAAGTGGCATCCAACCAACTGGCAATTTGTCTATAAAGATATAGAACAGACAACTGGCAAGAAGACAGCTTTAGTGAAGAAAGGTTTCTTTGTTCCACATCTCAGAATGGAACGTGTCATGCCTGGGGTGAATGGCATTCATCAAATCCATGGTGAACTGGGAAATCCTGGTTCTCGTATTGGACAACTCCAGCAGCAGGGTTGGATATACTTAGACCCACAAAAATATGATTATATGCACGTTTATCCAGTGCGTGGTGGTCGCTATCATGTTCCAAAGTGGATGCAAATCAAAGTGGTGGCCAACAGACTGATTGAAAACATGGATTTGGATGCTTTTCAACTGTGGTCTGTCAATCTGATGCGCTCAAACATCTTGGGAAATCCTGAACCGCACTTTTGGCAGCTGGCCATTCATGAACTGGAACGCAGCAGACAAATTGAGATTCTTATCAAGCAACAACATCTTCCGGAAAAGAAAGAGCAACTGGATGAATTGCGTGGTAAAGTCAAGGACATGAAAGACTTTGTTGCTAGATATAACAAACAGGGTCTTGAAATATATGGAGATTTCACATAATGAGCAATTCAACACCATATGCACCACAAATCAAGATTCCTGAACTTTTGGAACGTGGGAAATCACAGTTGACCACACTTCCAGTTTATCGTGATGGTGCATTGGTAGTTCCAACAGATGTGCGCTACAGTCTAACAGC